CTACCAGCGCATCACTGATGGAAGTAGCAAGATTCTCGGCAGTGTAATTGCCGCCAGCCGCAGTATAAGACTCGGTTGTGACCGCCATAATCAACTCCTGTGTTGAAGGATTATACGATAATCGCGGGACACGGTGTCTTCGTTGCGGTGCTTCCAGGCATACGTTGTAGTCGCTGGATTTTCCTCATTCTTAAAATCTTCGAAGGGGTTCAGGTGGAGGCCCGCCAGCCGGGAATCGCCCGCCAGCAGCCGAGGATCACAGCAGATCCCCCGCCCCTCCTCTGGTTTGGTGGTGTGCGGCCGGGCCGCGTCTGCCGTTGCCGCCGCCGCCGAGGCATAGAGGGTGAACCAGCCCGCATAGTGCAGCCTGATCCAGATCAGCTCGCCCACCAGGGGGAGGGTGACGGTGCCGGTGGTTGTCGCCCCGGCCGCCGCAGTGAACGCGATCACCACCGATCCTGGCGGGGCCACGGTGAACGCTGAGGCGTTCTGACTGCTGGTGCTGGTGCCCCCGGCATCCACCTGGCGGACGCGAACCTGCCCGGCTGCCACGTCGCCGGTCGGGAGCCGGAATCCCGCGCCTCTGCTGGTTGTCCAGGTCCCCCCGGAATCGGTCGAGTATTGCCAGCTCCCGCCGGCCACCACCCCCGCGACCTCGACGAACCCATCGACCGTCACCCCATTTGCCAGGCCGGCCACGGCCAGGGTGGGGGCAGCAGGGGGCGATGCCGGCGCGGGGGCGTAGGCGGTGGTTGCCCCGCGCAGGAAGTAAATCTCCCCGCCAGAGGGGACCAGGGGAACGACTGCCAGGTCACACCGGAAGGCGCACTGGATGTTAAAAAATTCTGTATAAACATCCGTGACGGTGGGCTCTCCGACGTACCACCACCTGTACCCTGAGGGCGTATGAACAGCCGGGAGGGTTGTCGTCGAAAACAGGAAACTTTCGGTAGTGCCCTTGATTCCGAAATGATCCTTAAGATCCTCCCATTGCGCATAGGTCAGGCCTACGAACTCCGTAGACCACTGGATCCCGACCTCTGTGCCGCTGTGGCGCACGATGACGGTTCGCCCGGACTGCGTTTCGCTGGCTGATGCCGGGAACGTGCCCAGGGTGACATTCTGCGAAGATGGCCGGAGGGCGGGGAAGTTCGTCATAGATCAGACCCAAGCGGCGCGGGGGCCCTTTGTGCAGTAGCTCACTGTCACATCCGTTGATAGATCACCCCAGATCTCGTCCTCATAGGTGGGTCCGCCAATGTAGACCTGCAGGGTCGCCTGCTTGCCATAAGGTCCAACCTTGTCTGGGTTGCCAGCAGATAGAATGATCGGCCTGTAATGAATCCCGTAGATCTTAAGGGTCATCGGAGTGGGCGCGTAGATCGTATTCTGATTAGGCAGTTCCTGTTCCAAGACCATATCAAAGTCTCCCGCAATTAGAGAGAACGTAGCGTAAACCTGAGTGACGCCATTAACTGGCCGCAAAACCCTTACGGTCTGGTAGAGAAGCTGCGCCCCATCCTGGCAGGCCCACACCAGGGTCCTGCTGCGACCAGGGTCGCGCCGGTCAGGGCGGGGCCTCGACCTGCCGCCACCCGTCCCCACGGCGCTACCGCTCCCCCCTGGCGGGTCATCGCCCGGCGGTGGTGGCTCCTCGGGCGGTGGCGGTGGTGGCAGGTCGATGTCTCCCCCCGCTCCGCCCCCGCCGGTGCCCTCGACACCACTTCCGCCCTCGGAGAATGGCCGGCCCGAAGTGGACGACGCCGGGACGCTCGTGTCCGTGGCCCGGCCTGGCTCGTCATCGCCACTGATGACCGGGTAGGGAAACACCAGATCCCCCGCCCTGGCCCTGGCCTCCAGCACCTGAAGGCTCAGGATGGATCGCCCCTCGGAGTCCACGGGGAGCTCCGACAGCTGCAGGGTCTCGTTCGCGTCGCCATCGAGATCAGCCCTGGCCACCTGCCACCAGGACGAGATCCAGCCCTGCTCCTGCTCCGTCTCGACTCTGAACAGCACGCGAACCACCTGCCCCGGAAGCACACTGCCCGATTGCGTGCCGGGCCTCAACGTCGCGGTGGCGGTGCCCCCCGCCAGGGTCCTGAGGGCATGTCGGAACCCTGCCGCTGTAGCCGCGTGAAGGCGAGAGGTGCAGAATCCCGCCAAGGAAAGCACCTCCTCGGATGGCAGGGAGTCGGTCTGGGCGCCGACCGCCAGGGTGCATTCCAGCGGTGGCTCGGTGTCGCTCGTCTGCTGCCGGTAGGTTGCCACTACCCTCAGGGGCCCCCGATCGGCCGCCGGGGCCGGCTGCTCCGACCATGCGCCAGGGGCCAGGGATTCCTCCGTGATCGCCAAGGCCGGCTCCAGAGCCGTGGCGCGGATCGTTCCGTCTGGGTTGGTCGGCAGGAGCGGCACGAGCGCAAATTTCCCGTCAACGCTGGTCTCCCTGAGCAGGAACGCGGGCAGGATTCCCGCCAGCCAGTCAGGCAGGCTCGCCGCGTCGGCAAACTCGACATTGCAGTGCAGGCCATTCACCTCCAGGAACTGGGCCGTGGACTGCATCGTCGGGAGATGGATCTGCTCCTCCGTTGCCCGGCCGCTCTTCACCAGGGCCCACAGGACCAGGTCGCAGAGGTTGTCGCTTGGCCCAACCACCCCGTCGGCAAGCCGTCCGCGCTCGATGACCAACCCGCCGCGACAGAACACGTTCCAGGCCTGTGACCACCGCTGCGATGTGATCGGGTAGGTGTTGCTGAATTCGATCGTTGAGACGCCCCGGTAGTCCCCACCCCCGCCGGTCTGGGAGGGCAGGGCCGGCAGCTCCACGCCGGGAATCGCCCTGGTCCGATTGCCGGGGGGCCAGCTCCCCGCCCGTTGGCCGAAGTTCTGGCTGAATTCTCCTTCGCGTCGGAGTCCGTTCCGAACGTCGCGCACCTGCACCGACGCCATGGGGCCATCGCCCAACACGCAATGCCAGCGGACCGTCAGTGTCGTGGCGGTGTTGTCGACCTGGACCTCTGTCGCCCGTGGCTGGACCAGCACCCCCCCGGTGCCCCCGGTGCCCCCGGTGCGCCGCCGCGCGAACACCACCGGGACGGGATCGCCCGCCGCCATGGCCCGCATGGCCTGGGTCAGGATGCTGCCGGTTGCCGTGGAGGTGGTGTCTTCCCCGGTGCGTGCTGTCACCTGCTGGGCCAGGGAGGCTCGTGCTTGCGCCTCGAACCGGGCGGTTTCGGCGCGAATCCATGCCTGCTGCTGGGCAGGGGTGCGCAGGGTGCCGCCCCAGACCAGGGCCGCGCTGCCCTGCGTGCCTGTTGGCGTAGGCCGGGCCTGGGGCCAGGGGATGATCGGAGAGGATCCGCCAGCCATTATCCCGCTCCCTCCAGCACAACCGGAACGCCGATCATCATTGTTGTCGCACGCCGCGGCGGGAACTGCCCACCCCCGGCGCCCGCCAGGAGCGAGCTCGCCAGGGTGGCTTCAACAGTCGTGAGGCTGAGGCTGCCGAGGCTGACGACCCCGCGCATGGTGGCGATCGTCACGGCAGTGGCCGGGGGAGCGGTGCCGGTCTCCTCGGCCGTGGTCCAGTGCAGCACCCTGAGCAGACCCTGCCACCCCTCGCGGTGCGCCTGGCGGAGGATCGCCTCCACCGTGGGCAGTCGGGGGAACGTGAGAGAGGTTGTGGCTCCGTCGGACATGGCCCCTTGGCTGACACCGGAATGATCGAAAGGCCTGAACGACCAAGTCTTCGAGTCCCAGCTCACATCACCCCACCCATGGCGGGAGTGCCAGCGGGCCATCACCACCCCTCCGGGGGAGGCGAGCTCCAGCGCAACGAACTGATAGGGGGCGAGCGTCATCGCATCCCCAACGCCGAGCGCCCAGATCCCGACTGCAGGAGGCGGACAGTTGCCGCCATCTGCGCCTGACTGGACTGCTGGAGCAGCGCCAGCGCCTCAGAGCGGGAGATCCACTGCTCCCCGTCGGGGGAGACGAGGGTGGGGCCGGTCTGCGTGAGGCTGATCCGAACCCCTGGCAGCGACGCGGCCGATGAAACCCCGGCGGATGCGCTGGCGGAACGGGAGTGCTCAATGAGCGCCTGGCCCCTCAGGCCCTTGGCCCAGCCCGCCATAGCGGCAGGCATCTGGGCGCCAGGGATGGCATATTCGTCCCCACCCGCCTCAGCAAGCCAGCCGAGGGTGGGCTGAGCCATGTAGCCGCCACGGGCGAAGGCTTTGATCGGAGCTGGAGCGGATAAATAATCCATCCGCTCAAGTCTAACGATTCCCCCAGGGATTCGCTTGGTAAGGTCTGCTAGTTGATTGTATATTCTGATCACTTCATTCATTCCGTCAATCGTGGTCCGTTGCAGCCAATTCCAGATCCTGGCAACCTTGTTTGCTGTGTCGTTGTACATTCTTGCAACAATGCTTGCCGCTGACACGAATCCACTGGCAAAGCTGTCTACAAGATCGCTAAATGCTTTTTTTATGTTTGCCACAAAGGCTTGAGGATCCTTAGTCAGCAGCGCCCAGAGATCCTCCCAGCGCTGAATAAAGTTCTTGCTGCCAAAGTTAATCACATCAGAGAAGAACTTTTTGATTCCATTGAGCCATCCTTCCAACCCCTTGCGAATGGGGGCCAGCATATCGCTATTCCAAAGCTTAACCCATGGGTCGAAGTAAATGGAATAAAAGATGCCACCTACATTTTTCCAGAAGTTTCCTATTTCACCGAGGGCCCATGTGATGAAGTCCCAGAGCGGCTCTCTCCACACAATGAGGATCGTCCCCAGCGCAATAGCGCCCAGGGCGATCCAGCCCACGGGGCCGGAGAAGATGCCCACCAGAGCCGGGAGCAGGGTTCCTGTGCACCATGTCAAGAACGGAGTCATCAGCAAGATCGCCCGGCCGGCAAAGGGGGCAAGGGCGCCGAGCCAG